TGCGATCAATAACATGATTGAGGAGATTAAGAAACCCGTCGATCCAGAAGCTGGTGGTTCCGCTCGAAAGGCGGAGCTCCAGTCGATAAAGCAAACCGCCGTAGATTGCAAGGAGCTTCTCATTGAGAGACAGCGCCTCGAACAAATGGTTAAGGAATTACAGACCAATGGAGAAATCGAACAAGACAAAGACTACTCAGGAGGATTCGCGGAAAGGTTCTCAAAGTAACCCCAGCGGACTTATCTATTGGGATGACTATGACTTTGATAATCAGTCAGTTACGTGCGATTACTTAAAGGTAAACTTTAAGCTCTCTTAGCTCAGTGGTAGAGCAGCGAACTCATAATTCGTAGGTCATTGGTTCAAATCCAATAGAGAGCACAGCATGCCATATAAGAGGAGGGAGGATCAAGCGGCTGCGGCAGCCAAGCACTACAAGGAGAACAAGAAAAAAATTATCTCTAGAAGTTCGGCTAGAAACAAAAGGCAGAAAAAGAAGAACAAGGAGTTTGTATACAGGGTCAAAAGAAGATACAACTGTGTTGACTGTGGAGAGTCAAATCCCATAGTTCTTGAGTTTGATCATGTAAGGGGAGAGAAGAAAAAGGCAATAGCTGATATGGTGGTAAACTATTACAGCATAAAGACCATAAAAGAAGAAATGAGAAAGTGTGAGATTAGGTGCGCTAATTGTCACAGAATAAAAACATCAGAAAGAAAGAATAAATTAAAATGAAAAAGCTAGCCGTAAAGATTGAAAAGCACAAGGTTCGGAGAAAGGGGGTGCATTCAAAGACGAAGCACTCTAAGCACAAGGGTTCGAAGAATTACGTAAAAGCGTATGCTGGTCAAGGTAGATAACTATAAAGATGAGGCGATCTGCATTTGCCCCAACGGTACGCAAGGTGATGTTATCGAACTCGGCGGGATACTCATTGTTCTTCCCACTGCGCCGCCCGAGAAGGAGATTGCTGGATATGGAAGATCAGCAGACCTGCAGATGTGGGAGAGAGTACCTATGCCCAAGGAGCTGTCTCGGATTGGCTCTATGGATGAGTGGAGCGAAATGCCGAGGGAGTTTAGACAAAAGTTTTCTGCATATATCGAAGAGGAGTTTCGCCGTCGGCGTGAGGGCTTTTGGTTTTACAATAATGGTGAGCCTACATATATTACAGGGCGTCACTACATGATGCTGCAGTGGACCAAGATTGATATTGGTTATCCTTCTTATCTAAGCTTTCAAAGAGACATCTTTATCCATATGTTGGCCTGCGAGGTTGACGATAGATGTCTAGGTCAGCTATATACAAAGTGCCGTCGTAGCGGATACACTAATATCTGTTCTGCTGTCTTGCTTGATGAAGCGACTCAGGTAAAAGACAAGCTGATGGGCATACAGTCAAAGACTGGTAAGGACGCTCAAGAAAACATATTCATGAAGAAGGTAGTGCAGATGTTTAGGCACTATCCTTTTTTCTTTAAGCCGATTCAGGACGGTACTACCAACCCTCGTATGGAGCTGGCGTTTCGTGAGCCATCGAAGCGTATCACGAAAAACAACAAGACTTCTCAGAAAGGTGAAGCGTTGAATACGGTGATCAACTGGAAGAACACCACTAACAACGCATATGACGGTGAGAAGTTGCATATCCTGTATCTGGATGAGGCAGGCAAATGGGAAAAGCCTACAGACATACGGGATGCGTGGAGGATTCAGCGCACCTGCCTTATCGTAGGTAGAAAGATTGTTGGGAAGGCACTGGTGGGGAGTACGGTAAACCCCATGCCCAAGGGCGGTAAAGAATACAAAAGCCTTTGGGAGGACTCTAGTCCATTAGAAAGAAACAAAAACGGAAGAACACGCAGTGGACTATATCGATTATTCATCCCAGCCTATGAGTCTCTTGAAGGGTTTTTTGATGTTTACGGATATCCAGTCGTTGAAGATCCTGATTCGCCTGTTGACAGTCTTGACGGTGATAGCATTAGTATTGGAGCTAAGACGTATCTCAAAAACGAAAGATCATCATTAAAGGACAATGCCTCAGAAATGAACGAGGTTATTCGTCAGTTCCCATTTACCTCTGACGAAGCGTTTAGAGACAGTATCGAGGGCAGCGTATTTAATATCGGCAAGATATACGAGCAGATAGAGCACAACGAAGACCTATTTCCTAACCCTGTAGTCGTAGGGAACTTTGTGTGGAAGGGAGGGATCAAGGATACTGAGGTAGTTTTTACCCCAGACCCCATAGGTAAGTTTAAGGTTTCCTGGATGCCACCACCAGAATTTAGAAACAAGAAGGCGCAGGTACGTGGCAAGCGAGTGGCACCTAATTCAGAGGTGGGTTGTGGCGGAGTTGACTCCTATGACCTTGACGCTACGGTAGACGGAAGAGGTTCTAAAGGTGCGCTGCACCTGTACAATAAATTCCACATGGAGCATCCATCTAATATGTTTGTATTAGAGTATGCGTCTAGACCGCCCCTAGCCAAAATATTCTATGAGGACGTATTGATGGCTGCTGTATTTTACGGGTACCCAATATTAATTGAGAACAACAAGTATGGCATTGCAAGATACTTTGAATCAAGAGGTTACGACGGTTACTTAATGGATCGACCACAACACTTGAAGAGTAGCAGCGCGAAGGTCAAGGTCAAAACAAAAGGTATCCCGTCCAACTCTCAGGATGTTATTCAATCTCACGCTCATGCGATAGAGTCATATATCCACGATCACGTTGGAATAAATCACGAGACGGGCGAGGTGGGCAAGATGTATTTTAACGAAACCCTAGAGGACTGGATATCGTACAAGATAGACAACAGAACAAAGTTTGACTTGACAATTAGTTCTGGACTTGCGCTACTTGCTGCTCAAAAGGTGAAAAAGAAAAAAGTACAATCGTTTGATGAACGCCGTTTTTTCAGGCGTTACAAAGTCATAGGCTAATTTCCTATATTTGTGACATATACTCTTTTGTAAATGAAACAATATAGCGGCAAAAAAAACTTTCCTGATCCACTCGCTTCTCAGGAAAAGAAAGAGAGTAAGTCATACGGGTTAAAGTACGCCAAAGCTATTGAGTCTCAGTGGGGTAAGAGGTCTGATAGCAACTCTTTGTTTTCAAAAAGATACACTTCTTTCAAGAGGAGTCAAGAGTATGCAACTGGTGTGCAAGACACGGCCATTTATAAAAGGTTGCTTAACAACCTAGACCCCAATGCTGGTGACGGCAGCTTGATGAACCTTGACTTCACCCCTGTCCCCGTCCTCCCAAAGTTCGTAAGGATAGTCGTAAATAAAATCCTTGGTAGAAACCTTTACCCCAACTTGGAGGCAGTAGACCCTTTGTCTTCTTCTGAGAAAAACAGGGACAAGAAAAGAATTGAGATTCAGGTTGCTCTAAAGAAGCAGCTCATGGCTTTCAGAGATAAAACGGGTGCGACGATTGGAATGGACCCAGAGATGATCCCAGACAATGAAGCCGAAGCGGAGATTTTTATTGGGGAGAACGTAAAGAGTGACGCAGAGATTGCTGCTCAGGTAGCAACGGACATGACGCTCTCTTGGAACAATTTTGATGACAACGTATTTAGACGCTGTGTAAATGATCTCGCTACCAGCGGCATGGCTGTCGTCAAAAGATCTAACGACCCTAACTACGGAATCAAAACACACTACGTAGACCCCAAGGACTTTATTCATAGTGAAACTAACGACCCCAGCTTTGATGATATCACATATGCGGGTCACGTTAGAACCATGCCTATCCAAGAGCTAAAGAGAATAGCTAGCGGAGAATTAGAGGAGGAAGATTTCCAGAAGATAGCCAAGAAGGTCACAGGCAAAACTGGTGGAGGGTATCAGTATGACAATTCACTAGGTCGTAACATTTACGAATATGACGAGTATTCAGTAGATGTTTTGGAGTTTGAGTTCCTGTCTACAGACTGTATGTACTTTGAAGAGAAGGAGAATAGATTTGGAAACAGAAACTTTTTCTACGAAGGCTTTGACTATAAAGAGAAGTCAGGTAGTGTCTTTGAGCGCAAGCCGCACAAGATGGAGATCGTCAATGTGTACAAGGGCTATTTTGTACTAGGGACTGATTACATATTTGGGTACGGCAGAATGCAAAACGTACCGAAAAACATTTACGACATTAGTAAGGCTAGGATGTCATACTCCGTTGTGGCTACTAACCTGACGGACATGATGCCCAAGTCCATGGTGTCAAGCTGTATTGGTTTTGCCGATATGCTTCAGCTTACACACCTAAAAATCCAGCAAGCCATAGCCAAGGCAAAGCCTGATGGATTGATTATCGATATCGAAGGGCTAGAGAATGTACAGCTCGGAAAGGGCGGTGAGCTTCAGCCATTGGAGCTGCACGATATCTACGAACAGACTGGTGTGTTCTACTATAGAAGTAAGAACCCAGAAGGTGGTTTTCAAAACCCCCCGATCAGAGAGATTGGAAACAGCATTAGAAACATCAACGAGCTGATTGGTTTGTACAATCACTACCTCCGCATGATTCGTGATACTACAGGCATCAACGAGGTGGTGGATGCTAGTACCCCTAAGTCTGAAGCCTTGGTGGGGGTACGTGAGCAAGCTATTGCCGCTTCCAATAATGCCACCTACGATATCACAAATGCGTCAATGATTCTTTATAAGAATGTTTGCAACGATATTGTAAAGTGCTTGCAGATTTTACCAGAAGAATCTGTAATTATGGAGGTGTACAAGAATGCTATTGGGCAGACAAACATGAGTATTCTTTCAAGCTTCTCTAGGCTGCCTATGTACAACTTTGGGGTTCAGGTTCAGAAAGACATGGACGATAAAGATCAGGCATACTTAGAGCAGGCAATACAGATATCGCTTGGTCAAAAAGAGATTGACCTAGAAGATGCTATGGCGATTAGAGAGCTGAAAGATGTGAATCAAGCCGAACGATTGCTCGTGGTTCGGAGAAAGAAAAAGCTAGAGAAAGCTCAAGCTATGGCTATGCAGCAGCAGCAGATGCAAGCTCAGATGGCGCAGCAGGCCCAGGCCCTTCAGCTTCAGATGGACGCTCAGAAGATGCAGGCAGAGGCACAGATAGAAGCTCAGAAGATGCAACTCAAAGCTCAACTAGAGGCGCAGACATCTGCTATGAGACACGAGTTCAATAAAGAGATAGAGCTTATCAGAGCGAAGGCTACGTTAGGATTCAAAGAGACTGACGAAGAGTTTAAGGAGAAGATCGAAGTCTTGAAGGAGGACAGGAAGGACGATAGAGTAAAAAAACAAGCCGTAGAACAATCGAAGCTTATCTCTCAGAGAAAAGGTCAGAGAACAGAGCTGAAAGATGAAGAGGGTAATCCTATGAGAAACTTATTAACGAATATGCAAGATGGCTAAGAAGGTAAATTTAGATGTATCTGAAAGCTTAGATATTACCTGTAGGAGGGGTGATACGTTTTCGCTTACCCTGACTCTAAAAGATTCAAGCGGTACAGCCATTCAGCTTTCTACACTAGACTATAGTTTTACCATAGATGTGAAATCTTCATCTAGTAAGCGTGTTAATGGAGTAAAGCAAAGGGAGACCGTGGCCTCTAGTGTCAACTCTCCCTCTGTTTCTGACTTAAAGACTTTAAGTGCGGCTCAAAAAACTCAATTGACCAATGGTTTTGAGTTTACGGATATTAGTGACAATGGGACTGTAAAGTTGACTGCTACTGCCGACACTATGAAGCAGTTCCCTGTTGGTGTTTTTACTTACGACATTCAACAAGAAGTAGGTGGTGTTATTAGCACTATCTTGCGTGGATCATTTACAGTGAAAGAGGATATATCAAACTAACATGGCTATAACAGTTACAGCAGCATCGGGCAGCACCTCGGTAACAGTTACAGCTCCAGCCTCTAGCTCTGTAACGGTTACTGAAAAAGGCATCAAGGGGGACAAAGGAGACCAAGGAGATAAAGGGGATCAGGGAGACCAGGGAATCCAGGGAATCCAAGGGATTCAGGGCCCGCAAGGTGATACGGGAGCTACTGGAGCCACAGGCGCTACAGGCGCTACAGGCGCTACAGGAGCCGCTGGCTCTGATGGCGCCGCCGCTACAATATCTGTAGGCACAGTTTCTACTGGCTCTGCGGGCAGCTCGGTAACAGTTACTAATTCTGGTAGCTCTTCTGCTGCTGTGTTTGATTTTTCCATCCCCAAAGGGGATACGGGGGCTACAGGCGCGACTGGACCTGCTGGGTCAGATGGAGGAACCAATATTGTCTTGGACACAAGCCCACAGCTTGGTGGGAACCTTGATGTCAATGGTCAAGATATCGTTACAACATCAAACGGAAATATAGAGCTAGACCCTAACGGTAGCGGTCAAGTTGTCTTTAAGGGAAACTCTACTAAGGGTGCTGGTCAGTTCACCTTAAACTGCGAGCAGAATAGTCATGGGATCGTGATTAAAGGTCCGCCCCACTCAGCAGGGGCCTCGTACACGCTAACACTTCCAAATACTGACGGCAGCTCAAACCAGGTTTTGAAGACTGACGGTAGCGGAAACTTAGACTGGGTTGCTCAAACTTCAGACACGAACACCAATCTCGGCAACACAAACTTAACGGCAGACAATAACAGGAGCTACGATCAAAACGGTAATGACCTGACTATTGATCCCAACGGAGGCACATTCTCTATATCGGATTCTTCTGGCGCTCCTGCGACAGCAGAAATACAGGTTGGTTCAGGGACATTGAGCCTCATGGGTCTGACGTTTCCTAGTTCAGATGGTACCAGCGGGCAGGCAATAACGACCAACGGGAGTGGCACTTTATCTTTCGCCACGATATCAAGCGGAGGTCTTGGAAATGTTGTAGAGGACACTAGTCCGCAGCTAGGTGGAAACCTTGATGTAAACGGCAACAAGATCGTCAGTACGTCCAACGCCGATATTGACATAGAGCCAAACGGAACTGGAGACGTACTTCTGGGAAACTTCAAGTTTGATGTAGACCAAAGCGTAGGTAGCGGTCAAGATAATTACGTCCTCACCTATGATAATAGTACAGGAAAGATTAGCCTTGAGGCTGCCACTGGAGGAGGTGGTGGAATATCTAATGTCGTTGAGGATACTACGCCTCAGCTAGGCGGAAGCCTGGATGTAAATGGCAATAAGATTGTAAGCACCTCAAATGGTGATATTGATATTGAGCCCAACGGTACGGGGGATGTCCTGCTTGGAAATTTCAAGTTCGACGTTGACCAGACTGTAGGTAGCGGTCAGGACAACTACGTACTCACTTACGACAACAGCACTGGCAAGATTAGCCTTGAGGCTTCAGCGGGGGGTGGTGGTAGCGACACCTCCTTGTCGGATACGGATCAAACCCTGACGGCTGACAGAACCATTGACACTAACGGGTACAACCTTGATATTGAGCTTGACTCAAGCGGAACGGCAGATACGTTTACAATCCACGATGGTACGCACGACCTCTTCCAAGTGGACACGGGGACCACTGGAACTATCTTCAGTGTGAACGACGTCTCTGGTTTGCCTAAGCTAACTGTAGATGATTCTGACGGTGTTACTATCGACAAGTTCAAGCAGATCAAGTACGAGAAGCCATCTAACACGGACTTCTCTTACCAGGGAGACGTGGTGTACTTCGGCGCTACTACAAGCATGACTCAGGGGGACCTTTACTACTACAACTCTTCAGGCAACTGGGCTCAGGCAGATGCAGATGCAGCTTCTAGCTCAGGCAGCGTACTCCTCGCTATTGCGTTGGGGACGGCCTCAGATACAAACGGTATGCTGTTAAAGGGTACGTTCACTATGGCTGCTGGAGCTATCGACGGAACAGAAGCTACGGGTGACGAGCTGTATGTAAGCACTACGGCTGGACACATAACAAGTGCTGCACCTACTGCTACTGGAGATATTGTAAGAGTTGTGGGATATATGCTCGACGGCACAAACGGACAGATTTGGTTTAATCCTTCTAATGACTTTATCACTCTTGCGTAATGCCAGACATAGATCAGAAAAACGGTATAGACATGGCTAACATTGCATCTATAAACGGACAGGACGCGCCTTCTGGCGGGGCATACGACCCTGTGGCGGATACTGGGACATATACAGAGACTGTGCCTACCACGGGGATGATTCACTATGGCTATGCCGCAGCAAGGCCACCTATGAACACTTCTTCTTCAGGTTCTATTTACTCTGGCAGATTTATGATGGAGAATACTACCACCGCTCTTAAGTCAAATTTTTCTTCAGATAAAGACGGGATCCATCAAATTTACGGTCTCAGCGGACTTGATAAGAACTGGACTAAAATTGACTGTAGCCAATATATTTGGGCTGGAATCGAAGGGGGCCGTCTTTGGATGGCATCATACAGTACAAACTTCTCTCATCAGTCAACCAATGGAAGAACATTAACTCAAGTGACAAGCTTATCTGGAGCTAGCGACACGGGGTGGACAGACGTTAGTGTTGGGACCGATTTTCTTTTAGCGATTAACAGCGGGAAGCTTTTTGTTCTTGGGACTAATGGCGATGGTCAATTAGGAACTGGAGACACTTCAATTAAAACCACCCTCACCCAGATTGGCTCAGATACAGACTGGTATAAGGTTGCCGCTGGTAACAACCATAGCGCTGCAATCAAGGGCGCTTCTGGAAGCAGGGCTCTCTACACTACTGGTGAGAACAGGGACGGAAAATGCGGATCAGGTGATACCTCTGGAGACGATACTTCTTGGATCGAAAGGGTTTCTGCTGACGCTTCTGAAGACTGGACCTTCGTGGAAGCTGGACAATCTCACACCATCGCAATTAAAGCTGGTAAGCTTTTTGTTGCTGGTGACGGACGAAATGAAAGATTTGGTAACAACTCTACCAGCGATGTCACAACATTCACCCAGTCTGGAAAGACAGATGGTAGTACATTTGGAACTAACTGGGTAAGCGGAACCGTAACATATTATAAAAGCCTGCTCATAAACTCTAACGGCGAATGCTGGTACGCTGGCTCGGCCATTTATGGTAACGGATCTGGCAACTTCACTAACGCTCAATCAGGATATCACGTAAAAACCAGTGGCAACGCTTCGGACGGGACTACGGGGTCTTTTGGGGGTAGCGATGATTTTACTTTTATAGGATGCACTCGAACCCAGAGCAGTAACAGCGACAAGTTTATTGTGGCTATAAACAACAACAAGCTGTATGCTTTTGGAAAACAGGGCGGAAACGATACTCCTTTCATTATTCCAGGAAATACCACTTCATCCCTTAGCCAAGGAACTGTTGTTAACTCAGCTAAAAACTGTCAGGTAGTTTATCCCTGGTATGGCAGTAGCAGTATTTCGGGGATGTTTACTTATTTTGTAGACCCATAATCATGGCGTTATATACAGTAGAAATATCATCAGAGGACTCTTTGTCTGAGCGATGGACAGATCCTAATCATCCAACCAAGTCGTTTAAGTTCAACGAAGAAACTCTTGAGGAGTGTACTCTGTTGGACAACGGTAATTACTCAGCAACATATAATACCGTTGAGTATAGTTCAGCAGTTACGATCAAGTATATAAACCAGTCTGGCACTCATACAGTCACAATACCCGCTGGTGAGTACGGAATCAAACCCTAAATACAATGAGCTTCGACAATAGAAAATACGTAGTGTTTGACCTCACAGAGGTAGATACAATCGACTTCAGTCAGGTTATGGAGACATCAGCTTCCACGCTGAGAAAGAACTTAGCAGAGACGCAGAGCTTTGTGAAGTACGAAGGGGATATGCCCGCTTCAGTAACAGCTCTCACTACAAAGTCTACTGAATACAATCACGCAGATATTCTTGCGTTGCTCGCTGGGACTGACTGGACCGATCCTAACGCAGACGTCTAAATGGGTGGGTTTGCAAATAATGCACCTATCGTAACCGATGGGTTAGTATTCTATGTAGACGCAGGGAATGACAACTCGTATCCTGGTAGCGGGACTACGTGGAGTGATTTGATTGGATCTGATGATGCAACTCTGACTAACGGTCCTGCGTATAGCTCAAGTAACGGAGGCTACATAGATTATGACGGCACT